AGCCTGACGCCTAGTTTTTGTTGGGTTGGTTTTAACATTCGTGAGATTATCGAGCCGTCTTTTCTGCGGCCCACAGTCTTCACATCAAACAAAAGGAACTCACCTTTAGGGGTGAGTGCGATAAGGTCGATAGGACCTTGTTCAATAAAAGGAGCGTAGACGTAACAGTTTTGTGAGATTAACCATTGAGCCGCGATTAGTTCAGAGCGCTTACCGTCTCTAACTTTATGATCTGGTCTCATATCTTACTTGACCCCCCGTCTATTTTTAGATATGGTGTGTAAAGGGTAACACATGAAACATGAGGTGGCAAATATGAATCAGAAGAAGTGGCGGTCAGTCGCAGTATCCGTAGACCTTTATAAGGTTTTGAAGGAACGCGCTGACAAGAATGACAGAAGTGTTAGCGGTGAGCTTGCACATATTATTAAGAACGCAGATACAAAAGCTGCTTGACATACCTCTGGGGAGTGGGTTTATACTCTCCATCACGCCCGAAGGGGACAAACTTTAACGTAGAAAGTACAGGAGATTGTACGATGAGCGATGTGTTTTCGCTATTTGATGAGGAAGTCGATGCCAATAAGTTCGACAAAGTAGACGGAGAGAAGGGCAGTACATTGTCCAACCTCATCCGTCAGTCAATGGAGGTTGATCAGAAGATTGCAGAAGCAGAGCAATATCTGAAAGACCTCAAGTTCCAAAAACGTAAAGTGAATGAAGAAGACATCCCGAACCTGATGCAGGAGATGGGCATGGATTCTGTGACGGTCGATGGCAACAAGGTTGCTTTGCGACAGTTTGTTCATGCGCGTATTGCGGATGACAAGAAGCATGAAGCATTCACTTGGCTTCGTTCCATAGGTGAGGGCGACATCATCAAGAATGAAGTATCTGTGGCGTTTAAATCTGGAGAGGACAATATGGCAGGGGCTGTTGTCGACGACCTCCGCAACAAAGGTCTGGAGCCAGCGCAAAAAACTCACGTTCATCCGCAGACGCTGAAGGCGTGGGTAAAGAACCGTATCGAAAGCGGTAAGGAAATCGACTTCGACACGTTCGGTGTTTACGTCGGAACTGAAGCTACAATTAAGAGGAGTTAGTGATGGACGATACCAAAACTCTTTACAGGAACGATGCTTCTGACACAAGTATAGAAGCTGCTCAAAGCATCGACCCAAGTCGGTTAGAAGCCGTGGTTTTGTCTGTGATTAAAACATTCAAAAATGGTTGTATCTCAGATGAAGTCAGAGAGTACTGTAAAGAAAAGTACAATATAGATTCCTATTCCTCAGTGACAGCTAGGTATGCTTCACTGGCGAGAAAACGTCTCATTAGTTTTTCTGGAGAAACAAGACCTGGGAAAAGTGGTAGAGGACAAAGAGTAATGTTTGCCGTAATGGAGAAGAACGATGGCTGAAGCAGTAGTAAAAAAAGAAAACACAGCAGTTGCTAATATCATGGACGACCTGTACGAAGCGGCAGGTCAAGGTATGGAGACTATCACACAGGAAGATATGCAAATACCATTCCTGCGTTTACTCCAGCCTCTATCACCTCAGTTGATTAAGTCTGACCCGAAGTTTATCAAAGGCGCGTCCGCCGGAGATATCTTCAACACGGTAACAGGTGATTTCTGGGAAGCAGAAGAAGGTGTGAATGTTCTAATGTGTGCATACACAACAAAGTTTCTGGAGTTCCAGTTGCGTGAGAACGGTGGTGGTTTTATGGGTGAGATGGATGCAAACAATCCAGACATCCGCAAGACTCAGCGTATGGGTGCGAACGAAGTTCTACCAAACGGCAATGAACTTGTGCGGTCAGCGCAGTTTCTTGTCTTAGCTTATGATGAGCAAGGCATGACCAGCCAGATGATCTGTGACATGAAGAAGACACAGATGAAGGTTGCAAAGCAGTGGAACACAAGACGGGCGGGGCTAAAGATTATGCACCCAAACAAAGGCTTGTTCAATCCACCTATGTGGTCTGTGCCGTGGAAGCTGACATCAACTCAAGAGACCAACGACAAAGGTTCGTGGTTCAACTACCAAGTTCAGCAGTTAGAGATGGAGTCCGTGCCAATGTCAGCGTTACAAGAAGCGCGTGACTTGTACAACTCTTATCGCTCTGGCGAGATTAAAATGAGTACAGGAGAAGAAAGTCAGACTGAAACAGTCACGACTGACGACACTGACATACCATTTTAACCAGTTGGGGGCAGGGTTCTCTATGGTGGTTTTCCCCTGCCTCCTCTCTCTTGCCCGGAGTAAGTTATGAACCAAGCAGAACGGTTCATGGCGGCGTTTGAAGGCTTCAGTGCCGCACATGGACAGACACAAATATCAGAGGAGCGACGTGCCGGAAAGCAAAAGGCAAAGTCATTCATCGTAAGGAAGCCGTTAACACTAGAACTTATTGTCGCACACCTAGAAGGTAAGGGTGGCGTAGGTTCTATACCTATCAACGAAAACAACCAATGTAAGTTTGGTGCACTGGACATTGACCAGTATCCTTTAGACCTTGTTGCGCTTGACAAGAAGCTACGAGACAACGATATTCCTAGTGTGGTCTGCCGCTCTAAGTCAGGTGGCGCACATATCTTTTTCTTCTTCACAGAATTTTTTAGCGCAGGTGTTTTTCGTGACAAAGCCACAGAGATTGCAGCCTATCTTGGATATGGTGGGTGCGAGATATTCCCAAAGCAAGAAGAGATTCTTGTCGAGCGTGGTGATGTTGGCAACTTTATTAACCTTCCGTACTTTGATGCGGAACAAACTATGCGCTATGCGATTAAAGAAGATGGCGAAGAAGCAGACCTAACAGAATTTTTGGAGTTGGTAGAAGCCAGAAAGGTTTCACCAAAGGACTTTGAAAAGCTACAGCTAGGCGAACCTGCGGACGAGTTTGATCAGTGGGCACCGTGCCTTTCGCACATGTTTAGTCAGGGCATACCTGAAGGAACGCGCAATACAGTTATGTTTGCGGCGGCGGTTGGTGCCAAGAAAGAACAGCCTGAGAAATGGAGAGAACGTCTTGAAGAAATCAACGTCAAATACTGTACCCCACCTTTGCCAGCTTCTGAGATCGTTACGATACAGTCACAGCATGAAAAGAAAGAGTATGGGTTTCCGTGTGACCAAGAACCTCTGAAGTCTTTTTGTAACAAGAGCCTGTGTAAGACAAAGGCTTGCGGGATAGGCAGTCATGTTCAGCATGTGGAGGTTACTGGTCTGTGCGTGGTCAAGTCTGAGCCGCCAGTGTGGTTCTGTGATGTAGGTGGTCGCCGTGTTGAACTGACAACCGATGACCTGCAAACATCTCAGCGTTTTCAGAAGGCTTGTATGGAACAGATTCACGTCATGCCGCCCATGATGAAGACGGCTGACTGGCAAGAGGTTGTGTCCATGATGATGGCGGACATGAGCGAGATAGATGTGCCAGAAGAACTGACTTATAAAGGCCAGTTCATGGACTTGCTAGAAGCGTTCTGTGATGGTCGGGTACAAGCACAATCATTTGAAGAGATTGCACTCGGCAAGCCCTTTTCCGATGATGAAGATGGCATGACATACTTCAAGCTAGAAGCATTGATAAAGTTCTTACGCAACCAGAAGTTCGACAGCTACAGCCGTGGTCAGATTCAGGAACGCTTGAAAGAATTAAATGATAATGGCACTGCGAATGGACAGAAAAGTTTTAAGACAACAAAGGGGGATTGGAAGAACGCCCGTGTGTGGTGGGTACCATCCTTCAATACCGAGGTCCAAGTACCGAGTATCGAGCTTGAAAGTGAGGTACCGTTCTAATGCAGACCACAATCTTTGGGCCTCCGGGCACAGGTAAAACAACAAAGCTTATATCTATCGTCAAGCAAGAACTTGAAGATGGTACAAAGCCGGAGGACATAGCGTTTGTGTCCTTCAGTCGTAAGGCTGCGGACGAGGCTCGAACCCGTTCTGCATCTGCTTTAAGTATGAACCCAGATCAAATGGTTTGGTTCCGTACACTACACTCAATGGCATTTCAGTACCAAGGTCTTAGTACCGGACAAGTACTGAGAGGGAATGACTTCACGCAACTTGGCAACATACTGGGGCTAGAGTTCTCCTCCAACTCCTCTATGCGCATGGAGGATGGGCAACTCTTCTCACCGGGCAAGGGTGGGGATGCTTATCTGTCCATGATCCAGTTAGCCAGGGTGCGTGGAGTCAGCTTAGAAAAGCAATACAGTGACAGCGCGAACAGGCACATACACTACCAGCAACTAAAGATAGTTGCCGAGGTGCTAGAGTCCTACAAGAAGGACACTGGCAAGGTGGACTTTGTGGACATGATTGAAGACTTCATAGCACAGGGCGAAGGTCCGAGGTTGGAGGTCCTGATTGTCGATGAGGCACAAGACTTGGCCCCGTTACAGTGGCGCATGGTTCATGAGGTGTTGAAGCCGAGAGCAAAGCGTATTTATTTCGCGGGTGATGATGACCAGTGTATCTATTCTTGGATGGGTGTGAATGTGCGTGATTTCTTGAACGCATCTGACGACAAGATAGTGTTGGACAAGTCATATCGTCTTCCGAGAAACGTGTATAACATTGCAGATTCTCTTATAAAACAAGTAGTTGTAAGACAGAAAAAAGTTTGGTCACCTGTACAAGAAGCTGGTCATGTCGTCTGGCATCATGATATCATGGAGGTGGACCTAACCAGAGGCGAGTGGCTTATCCTTGCTAGAACAAATTACATTGCCAACAAGCTATCAACAGAACTTAAAGAACAGGGCTATCTGTTCTGGCGTGAGGGTTCTGGTTGGTCCATTTCCCCAAATGTACTAACAGGAATAGAGGTCTGGCTAAAATTATGCAAAGGTTTGACAGCTACTGCGACGGAACTGAAGACGTTATCTACCTTATTGAAATCGGATATCGTGACCAAATCTGGAAGGAAGAACCTAGCCACCCTCGACAACGAAGTACCTTACGATCTCGAAAGCATAAAAGAGAACTTTACTATCAGCGACTTGAGGCAGAAGCCTTGGCACGAAGTGCTGAAGGTAGCGGAGAAGGAGCGGATTTATATCAGTTCGGTGAGACGGATGGGGGAGAAGATCCTGACGGACAAGCCGAGGATCAAGATATCGACGATTCACAAAGCCAAGGGTGGCGAGGCGGATAACGTCGCTCTCCTTTTAGATTCCTCTAAAGCTTGCGTTGAAAGCGCAGATCGGGACGGTGAGATTCGCACGTTCTACGTCGGGCTGACTCGCGCTAAAAAAGCATTACACATTATCGAATCACAATCAAAGTATGGGTTTTTATTATGAAAGACAGAAAGTATTTCTTAGACACAGCCGAAGGTTTAATCAACGGTCCGAGAGCCAAGGAATATGGTCCGGCTAAGATGAACCACAAGCGTATAGCAGATATATGGGGCATTATATTGAAGCGTGACATCACCCCCGAAGAAGTGGTTGCTTGTATGGTTGGCTTGAAACTGGCGCGTCTGGCAGAAGATATTACAAAGGACGATTCGTGGACAGACATCATTGGGTACGCGGCTTTGGGTGGTGAGATTGTAAATGACGATGACTGAGGGCTATCAAATGGACATCCTAGACTTAGACATGCAAGACGCTGCTATCCAAGGAACGGAAAAGCAATGGGTTCCGCCATCATCTTTTCCTGACCTGACCACACAGGACAGGATAGCTATTGACCTTGAGACCAGAGACCCAAACATCAAGACACTTGGTCCAGGCTGGTGTCGTGGTGACGGGTATATCATTGGCGTTGCGATAGCAGCGGGTGAGTTCGTTGGTTACTACCCCATTCAGCATGAGTCCGGCGAGAACTTCTCGAAGAAGAAAGTCTTTGCTTGGCTGAAGAAGCAGATGGAAACACCTCACATAGAAAAAGTCATGCACAATGCGATGTATGATTTAGGCTGGTTACGATGGGCAGGGATCGAGGTTCAAGGACCGATTATCGACACCATGATAGCCGCGCCTTTATTAAACGAGAACCGCATGTACTACAACCTAGACTCACTTGCTCGTGAGTATTTGAGCGAACGCAAGGACGAGAAGGTTTTGAAGGCAGCGGCGGCAGCGTTTGGTGTAGATGCCAAGGGCGGAATGTGGCGGTTGCCGTCACACTTTGTTGGTCCATATGCCGAGCAGGATGCAGCGGTCACACTGAGGCTCTGGGACAGGCTACGCGCTGACCTGATAAAGGACGAGTGTACCAGTATCTTTAAGCTTGAGTCAGACTTACTGCCTGTTCTTTTGGACATGAAGACCAGAGGTGTAAGAGTAGACGTGGGTAAGGCAGAGCAGACACAGAAGATACTGCGCGGAAAAGAAGAAGAGCTTCTACTTGAAATAAAGAATCTTACCAATGTCGATGTTGAGCCTTGGGTCGCCACATCTATAGCAAAGGCGTTCGACGCTGTTGGGCTGACCTACCAGAGGACAGAGAATACGGATGCTCCGTCCTTTACAAAACAGTTTCTTGCGAACCACGAGCACCCACTGGCGCAGAAGATTGTACGCCTTCGTGAGTTTAACAAAGCCAACACGACATTTGTTGAGACTATTCTTGAACATGCGCATGACGGTCGAATCCATTGTGACTTTAATCCTCTTCGTTCAGATGACGGAGGCACTGTAACCGGGCGGTTTTCTTCAAGCAACCCAAACCTCCAACAAATCCCTGCTCGTGACCCTGAGATTAAAGCCATGATACGCGGCTTGTTTATCCCAGAAGAAGGATGTAAGTGGGGGTCGTTTGACTATGCCTCACAAGAACCGCGCTGGCTTGCTCATTACTGTTCTACACTAAAAGGGGCAAACCGTCACCCGCAGATCGACGATGTGGTTAAGATGTACCATGATGGAGATGCAGACTTCCATCAAATGGTGGCAGACATAGCGGGTATTAGCCGTAAGCAAGCCAAAACTGTTAACCTTGGTATTATGTACGGCATGGGCATTGCTAAATTAGCTGGTGTCATGGACATCACTGACGAAGAAGCAAAGTCTTTGCTAAACCAGTATCATCAAAAGGTGCCCTTCGTTAAGGGCATTGCGGACATGACCAAGAACCGCGCGGAAAATATCGGGCACATCCGTACATGGCTGGGACGTAAGTGTAGATTTGATATGTGGCAACCGAAGTCTTATGGTTTCCAGAAGCCGATGCAGTTAGAAGCGGCGGCTAAAGAATATGGTGGTAAAGCCGCCATTAAACGTGCCTTTACATACAAGGCATTGAACAGATTGATTCAAGGATCAAGTGCTGACCAGACCAAAAAAGCGATGGTTGATTGCTATGCAGAGGGGTTACTTCCTATGCTCACGGTACATGACGAACTTTGTTTCAACATCGAGAGTCAGGAACAAGCAGACAAAATAACAGAGATAATGACAACGTGTGTTCCTAACTTAAACATACCCTTTGAAGTTGATGCTGCAATCGTAGACAACTGGGGGGAAGTAGAGTGAGGCATACATATGTTCACAGCAATACTATTCGCGTGTCATGCACTGCTAACAGACCAGTGTATGCAACTAACAGACGACAGAGGTCCTTACAGAACTGAGAGAGAATGCGAAGTTCGCGTGATGGAAATGATTGATGACACTGTAAGGATATGGAAGCAGTATGATGCGCCTGTATTGATACAAGGTTATAAGTGTGTAAAGGGACAGACAAATGTTTCAGCAACCTAACTGCTGGTGCTGCGGCACACAATTAATTTGGGGCGGGGATCACGATCAAGAAGACATGGACGGAAGACAGTATATAGAGTCAAACCTGTCCTGCCCTAATTGCAATGCGTTTTATCTAATGTATCAGCCGCTAGACAGCGATTCTCAGGGACCTGAAGGTACATAGACACAGCTATCCTTCACGAAGGCCCTGAGAATTGAAGTTTTTATTGAGTAAAATCAGTCACTTGTGGAGCAGGTTTCACCCTGGCAACAGTCGTAAATTACCTGCCCACAGGTAACACACTGCTCGTGACCATGCACAAATACAGTTTTTAGCTCCTCACCGCAGCGGTCGCACCGCTTGCAGTGGCGTTTTATCTCAGGCTTCTGCGTTGTCATCAGCCAATCCTCTCATTCTTGCTACTAAACGCCGTGCGCGGTTAGGGACTTGAGTATACCACTTGGAGTCTACCATCTCGTCGGCTGCGGAGTTGAAATCCCGCGCGTCCACCCCAGCCTTCATGCCCTTAAATTTTGACAGCCGAGGGTAACCAAGGTTAAACATCATGTTCGCAATGATTAACTGACACTCCTCTGGCAACTCATTCCAGTCTGAGTACAGGCGGTGACAATCATCTAGCGTTACAGCTATATCAAGCTTGAACACATTATCTACACGCTCTTGCTCAATGACAGTGCCGACAGGCTTACCGTACTCAGGGTCGTCCTTCTTAATCAGGTGACCAATGCCGAAGGTCGGCAGATTTAGGTGGTCCAAATATATCTCGTACTTACAGCCCTCGTCAGAAGCAAGCTCCTGCCGTAGCTGGTCTATCGTTGTAGATTTCATTGGTTTCTCTCAAATATTTGCAGGTTCTTCAAAGCGTCAATTGGATTGCCGCTGGAAAGTAAACCAATTATACCACCACTGCCCTGTGGCTGTGAAGTAGGTGCGGGAGCCGCCACTTGGGCAGGAACGGCCCCCGCTTGCGCTGCCGCTGGAGGAGGTACGGCTGCTGCAACTGGTTGTTGTGTTTGTGGTGCACTAGGTGCAAGGTCCGGGGTCCGAGGTTCTTCGACCTGTGCTTCGGGTTCAGGCTGTGCCCCAAGCTTACGACTGCGGAACTCGTTTCTAATTCTAAAAATCTCAGACATCGGAAGATTGTTTCCGTTTTGGCGCACACGCTTCCTGATTTCTTTTGACGGCTTGAAGGGAACAAAACGTCCTTGCATCAGGGCCGTGACTTCAGCGACCTTGTTCTTTTTTAGTGTTCTACGGATCTCCGCGTCAGATATGCCTAGCTTACGCATGTTCTGCACGACACGATACATCTCATTCATTACTCTAAGACGCGATTCGTTAGCTTCTGTATATGTGTCTATAGCGTTCTGAGGGTCAAGTTGGCTGCGAGTACTCACCGCAGTATTAAATATCTGAGACGTGCTTTGCAGCGCACGTCCGTATTCATAGCCACGATACATCATAATGTTCTCAGGCTTAACCTCGTTTTCGGTAATGCCCGTGAACGCTCTGAAAATTTCCTGTGCAACTCGGCGTTCGTTTCCGTTCGGGTCTGTGGTGTCAGACATTAGTGACCGGGCAAAGCGTCCGAATTCCATCCCCGGATCTTGTGTTTCTTTTCTCATGCCCTTCAGTGTGATGGGAGCCGCTCCAGGCACGAATGAGTCTGCGATATGAAAGAAGCTCTTCATAGCTTTATCGCCAACGGTGTCTTCATCACGATAGACTTTTGCACCAGTCTGTGTTCTACCGCCTCGAACGGTGGCGTCGACAATCCGTTCTGTAATGATTGACTCACTGCCAAAGGGAGCGAATATCTCACCAACAGAACCTAAAATAGCATCTGATGCAATCTTACCAGTATCACTTCCCATCTCCTCACCTCGGTTGACTGCATTCAATACAGCAAGAAAAGGACGCTGAAGATAATCGTATGGGTTAGTGTAGCTGTAATCAATATAGCCAGTGACGCGACCTTTTTTGTCTACACTTGTTGGTATCAATCTACTGTTCTGCTGCCAAGGTGCTGCGGTCTCACGAACAGCTTCCATCTGCTCCTCTGACACACCCGTCAAATCCATTGCCATCTTTTGTATGGTTGCAGGTGCAACGAACATAGTCATGGTTGAACCCATCAACCGACGCATGCCTATTTCACGAACCTTGGCATTGGAACTTGCCAGTTCGTCAAGAGACTGTTTCAGTGTGTTTGCGCTGGTACGAATAATTTCTGCCGGGAAGGCGATAAAGTTACCAACAGGAAGCTTGCGGAGACTTTTCACGATCTCAGGCACACGTTCATAGTTTGGCACAGTATTCTTCACAATGTCAGCGGCATACTCATCAGAGCTTTTGCCAAAAGCAGCACGAACCTCTGCCTCGGAGCCAAGGGCTTTTAGTATCTTATTCTTTTCGAACTCGAAGTTGTACACCTTCCAGACATCATCGCCACCTTGATAAAAGTCCCTAGCCTTTCTGTTTACACCAGATAAAAAGCTTCCCGCCTTACCTCTGCGAAACGTGTCGGCAAAGCTTCCTGATGAGGGGATGCCCAAGTCGTCTATCTCTGCGACTCTTGTCCCACCTAGACCTTCTGAAATAAGACGGTCCATCTCTCTGATTTGTGATTGTGTTCCAACAACTCCAAGCCTCTGTAGGTTTTGGAAGTAGTCGGCCTTGTCAGCGCGTTTGTTGATGTTGTTCCATACTAAACCAACACTGTCCCACAGGTTGGCACCAGCGCCAACATTACCTTGCATTGTCGCAAAAAGGCCAGCGGATGTTACGTTACGGACCTGTGTGATCGGAGAGTAAATAGTTTTACTGGCCTGAGAAATACCTTTTGCTCTTAGAAAGGCAGAGTAGGTTGAACGAGCAATGTTGCCCATAGTTCCTGCGTTTCCAATCACCATGCTTGTAAGGTCGTTATATAATCTTCTAGTTACATATTTTCCCTGTAGAGAACCAAAGCCCTCACCTAAAGCCTCTTCTGCGTACTTGGCTTTTTCCGCCATTGGCAGTCTTGCATAAGCCTCGGAGCTTAGTACGAGACCTTCTGCCCCGTCGACAAGATTGTTGTTTACATATCCATAAAAATCATCAATGGCACGGAACTCAGCCATGTCAGCAACGGTGCTGATAAACGCTTCCTGCGGGTCTTTGACCTCACCAAGCAGACGACGAAGCTGTTCTGGTACCGCTTGTCTTGTAGCAAACAGTCCTGTCTTAATTTTATTTTTAGCAATACGAGTTGGAGTACTAGATTTTTGTTTGCCTGCACCAGGAAGCTTCCTGTTAGATCCAGCATACTGAGAGACATAGTCATCGGTAAGTCTTTGTGCGTATTCGTCAGTGAGACGTAGCCCCGTAGCTAATTCAGTGATGTCCCCGTCTTCTATACGATGCCCCTTTTCTAGCATCTCTTCGCCTATTTTTTTCGCTAGTTCGGGATTGTCTTTAAAAAACTGAATAGTCTTGCCACGTTCTGCTACAAACTCGTCAGAACCAATGTAAGTCTTGTCTTCAAATATTTTGTAACGACGGCGAAGATACGAGCCAATGTTTTCTTTTATGGCTTCTATGACTTTTTCATTTCCTTGATTCGTCAAATAATCCGAGTTGACAATATCATTTGATAACTTATCCACTTGCTGCCGCATTGCTTTGGCAGGTTCAGCCATGAACGTAGGCAAAGAGCTTAGTTCAGAAGTTCCTGTAAGATACTCATAAAGTCTGTTGTTAAGTTCGCTTCTGGCAATAGGAGACCCGTCCATCATAACTTGCTCAGACTTGCCCATCGCATCATCAATGTTTTTCTGCAAGGTACGAAGCGTTGTTGCTGCCTGATTAATGTCTGCCTCGACCTTACCCGTAATTCTGGAAGACTCTTCGAACATCTCTTGCGTCATGTTTCCGCGTGAACGAAACACAGATAAGAAGGAGTTGACGCCGTTGCCGACCAAAGTGTCTTGTTCTGCAATTTCTGCAATCGGCTTGCCAATAGCTTTACCAGTTGCCAGTACGCCACGGGCAACAGGAGAAACAATAGGGGCTGAAGCTTTGACAGTCATCTTGCCACCAAACCCAACGGCTTTTAGCGCAGGTTCGACAGCGGCAGTGGCACCCATTGCTTCAAGCGCAACCTTTACTCTGTTGCCAATCTGAGCGGCAGCAAGTTCTCTGCCCTCTAGCCCTATGGTGTCAATGGTTTTTGTGGGTCCAGCGTCAAAAAAGTCCCCGATAGTGGTTACACCATCTGTAGCCACAACCGCATCCGTCACACCAGCCGCGCCAATCTGTGCAGCTTTCTGTGCTAGGTTCGGAAGATTTTTTATACGGCTTAGTTTGCTAACAGCACCAGCCGCTCCCAAACCTGGGATAACAAATTGTGTGATGACTTCCGCAATCTCACCCGCAGCACCTTCAGGGTCTATACCTGCGGCGGCACGAATACCATCGAAAGCTTCTGTAACATCACGAGAGTAGCTAGTGTCAAGTGCAAGGTCCACGGCAGAAGCACCGAGTTCCGCGATCCCCTGTGGGATGGCAAGCAAACCAGATGCTACACCTTCAGCAATCTCCTGTGTCGTTGACTCTTGGGTCTCGGACATAGGTTCTGGAGCGGACTCACCAAAGAGTTGCTGTTCTTCAGGAGCGGACTCACCAAAGAGTTGCTGTTCCTCCTCAACAGGAACACCAAAGAGTTGCTGTTCAACCATGAAACCTCCTTATGGTTTCCGTCTTCTTTGTCCGTTTTGTAAGAACTCAGCGCCGGAGGGAAGATTGTCATATTCTTCTTTAGTTGTGATTTTGGGTATGTCTGACACTGCGCTCTGAACTTGTGCCTGTGGTTGGCCTCCACTAGCACTATTGGCAACATAGTCTTGCATCTGTGCTAATGTAGGAGGGTTCTTATCCGAGTACTGGTCAGGAAATGCCTGTATCATTTCAAAAGAGATACTGCTTCGTCCATCTTCTGTTTTCAATACTTCTTGCGCAAACCTTGTGGGAACCAATGCTTGACCTGTTGTGGATTTAGAACGCACAAGCTGTAAGTCCATAATAGCGTCATCAGTTGTTTTAGCTCTCCATGAGAGACCTTCCTCTGTCCATTCACCTTTTTCGTCTACATACCCTAGTGACCTAGCAACCTTAACAAAATCTGGCTCATTCTTTAATTCGTTTACCCTGTTCGTTATTGCGTTTTGAGCAACGGTTTCATCAAGCGTTTCTTGCTTTAACGCCAGCGTGTCCCGTTGAATTTCTAAATTAGCCAAGGTGCTGCGTAAAGTCACTATCATCTGCTTATTAAACTTATCTCTCTCAATACCCATCATAGTGTTTCGATAGTCCTGAGTGCTTTCAAACTCATTTTGTTTTTGCTCAAACTCTGCCTTTGCCACATTGAAGTTGTTTTCAATGTTTGCCATAGCAATCTTTTCATCTTTATCCGTCTTGACAAGATCACGAACGGTAGCCCTGTATTCTTTTTGCAACTCAGCATCTTGTGCGCTTATGTCTTTTATGTCCTTGCTGTAAGAATCGAGACCAACCATCAATCCTTTAGCTACATTAGTTAAAGCGTTATCGCTTTCACCTGCGGCGATAGCAAGCCCAGCCATAGTAAGGTTACGCCAGAACGCATCTTTCTTATCACCTTTTGCTTTATCAGGGTCAAAGCCCATAATGTCTTTTGCCTTGTCCTGCATTTCTGACAAGCTTGTTTCTTCAGGTGTTACCATTTCTGCAAAGACCGCAGCGGCTTGCGGAGTTGCAGCTTCGTCAGCGTTTAGCTTTACTTTTGTCTTACCAGAATCTGAAAGCAGTGTTCCTGCGGCAGCTTGTTGAAGCATCCCGTTTAGCTTGCTCTGATTTATGGTGGGCTTTATCACTTTAGTTTTTTCTGAGACTACACCCGCTTCTTCTGCGGCTTTCTTTTGAGTGGGGGTCTGCGTGGAAGCAATCTCTTCGCCGGGAGTAACAGGGGTCATTGAAGTGTATTCATCATCAACAATATCTTCATCTGTCACTGATTTAATACCTAGTCCATCACCTCTAAGAACTCTTTGAATTTCAGGAGACACAATGGTAGTAGACCCAGGCACAGAAACTTTATTTGAACCGGGAGTAGCCGCTGCCATCGCAGGTTCGGTTCGTGGATCGACGGCATCAAACTCAGGACCAAGTAAAGCCGCTAATCCACTGGCTTCTCTGGTTTGAGTGCGAGTAGTTTTTGGACGGGCAACTTCACCAGTTCCGCGTATCATGCTCATTAAAGACTCGGCGGCTTCATAAACCTCCGGCTGTACTTCTGCTCGTCCTGAGACATCAGGTCCAATGGTTGCGCCATATCCAGAGCGTCGAAGTATCTCGCCCTGCTGCTGGATAGGAAGGTCTTTTATTTGTTCTAACAATTGTAAGTAACTCTGTGTGCCTTCTGGCATACCTGCACCAGAAAGAGCTTGGCGAGTTGGTGTGCCTCTACCTCTATTAAAAATATCGGAAACAGTTTGTGACCCAAGACCACCTGTGTTCACACCACCCAGTGCGCGACGCTGAACAGTCTCCACCATCTCAGGCGAAGATGCAAGGATCCCGGACGGAGAACGAGAGTCCGACAGCACTGTTTTAAATAACTTACGACGTAGAACTTCGCTGCTCATTAAGTAGCCCTCACACCCATATTAAACAAATTACCAAAACCACCTGCTGAACCTGCTGCACCGAGACCCGCTATCCCAAGACCTAGAAGCTGTGAGCCAAGGCTTGGTGGTGGCGTGGTAGATGTTTGCATAGTTGATTGCAACGCTGGTACACCACGGAAGATGTCTGACAAGAAGCCTATCTCTTGGAATGGCAACGCTTGCTGCGCTAGTGTGTTTGCCCTTGCAACATCGAGGCCTGCCTGTTGCTGACGCTGCTGCAAGCTACCAATACCTAAAAGCTGGTTAATATCCTGCATACCCATTTGCTGTTGTGCTTGGCCTAGACCAGCCTGCAACTGTGCTGCGCGTTGCGCTGCCTGTTGTGCCTGCTCAAAGCCCTGCTGTCTTAGCTGACCAGCCGCTCTGGTCTGCTGTTCTAAAGTCTTACCTGCTAACTCACCCTGCGCTACGCCAAAACGAGAGCCACCAAATGCACCAGAAGCTACGCCTTGACCTGCTAACTGTGTCTGTGCCTTTGCACCCTCACGACCAATGTCCTGCATTGTCTGCTGAACAACCTGCTGCTCGTATGGGTTCATAAACTGCTGTGCGCCGCCGGGTCCTGCAAACTGCTGCGCCGCCTGCAAGTATGGCTGATAACCGCCAATGCCTGCCTGTGCCTGTGAGATGGCTTGCTGTTGTGCACTTGACAGCCCTGCTAGCTGTTGTGGCGCAAAAGGTTGTGGAGTTCCTTTAAGCGCGGTAGCTTGCGCAAAAATATCCTTTAGGAATTGTTCCTGAAAGGGTGCGAGTCTCGCTACTTGTTCTACTGTTTGTGTTGACATTATCCAGTCGCCTCTAGTTCTGACATCATATCATATAATCGTGCCGCACCGATATCTCTATCTCCTTCGCCAGCACCTCTAACAGCCTTGGCTGTCAAAACAAATTCCCCGTCGGAGAGTCTCGCAGGCACAGAATCAGATGTTCCTGTCCCCGGTCCGTCAACTTCACCACCACCCGCATGTACGTCACCACCATTAGCATATCCAGAAGAACGAGCAACAGGAGCATATGGGTCATTGTAATAATCATAACCCGGCTTTTGAAGCTGCCTTAACTCCTGACGATAACTCTCCATCTGTCGTGGGTCATTTACATCATACTCTGTTCCAGACCTGCCGACAACTGTACCAAAGGCTTCACCTGGAGGACCATAGTCAATCGGCCTTGCTTGTCCTTCTTCTTCCTCACCCAGACCACCAAGCAGACCCAAACCAGCGGCACCCAAACCTAACTTTGTGCCCATACCCATGTCATCAAACAAGGAGAAGATACCCTTGCTTTCCCCTGACCCAGTAGCGGCTTCGGCTGTTCTAAGGAACTGACCGCTTCCCCTGCTTCCTACTGGCAAAGAAGCCGGAGTTCCCATCCCCATCATAGACGTGCCTTTGTAACTTGGGACAAGACTACTAATGCCTGTGCCTGTGCCCTGCCCAAAGCCAAAACCTTTTGCAGCGTAGCCACTTATACCGCCCAAAGCGGCAGCTTTCAATGCATCCTCTACATCTCCCCCACCAGCAAGTGAACCAATGCCAGAGCCGATAGCCGCGCCCATAGGACCGCCAAGAGCAAAACCAACAGCACCCCCAATAGGTGCTAGTGCTTTTTTAAATGACTTGAATAAACCCATTATGCAACCTTTACCGTGCCACTATCGTTATACAAGGACCCAGTTTCAAGGCCCGTCGCTGAAGTAGGCAGATCCGTCAGCGTTAGTTTAGTTCCTCGCATCTCACCAGGATTACGCTCTTGCTCAATAAAAGTCTGCAACGAACGTAGTAAATCCGCCATATACTGCTGTGAGTATTCGGTCGGCGGTTCTGGAAGCCTTGGTGGTGCAACCTGATTACTTGACATTATCTTCTACCATCCTGCCTTATGTCTACACGCGGACTACCCAGCTTCCACTTAGACCCTAATGCATTTGATTCTACACGAAGTGCGAAGGAACGTCCACGAACTCTTAAATCTAACTGTTCAGTAAACTCCTCTACTGGCGTAGTTTGTGTGCGAGTTGCTGTGCCACTTTGCGTGTTATCGAAGTCTGCCCCCGGATTATTACGGGCTTTAACCGTAAACGTGGCCTGCGGCGTGGCTAAGTTCGTTGACCCGTCAAAGGTTAAATCAGGTATGACCTTGCGCAAATATGTAAATCTGTCGCCGTCACCAATGTCTATCGCCGCCGACTCAATAAACGAATCCATAGCGGAGCCGTCATCATCATAGCCAAACTCGTGGTTGTAGATGTATCCGTCCCCAACAGCTAGAGGGAAGGACCGTGTTCCACGGTCCAACCACGCGGTTCTTTCTATCGTGCCAAAATACCACACTTTTTCAGAGTAGTTGTACGTTACATAGCGGTCATTGTCGCTTGAATTAGCAGAAGGATAGAACCAAGTCACTTCACTAAACTCGGAGTTAATACCAGATACAACCTTGTCGCGCTCACTTAGGTTAAAATCTAAAAATACTTTATCCTTGACAGTGCATGGAAGGGTCTGTGTTTGACCAGCATATACATAGAACGTATCAATGCCCATCCAGAACACAAAGTCCTCTGTGGAAACCGCTGAGTTAGGACTCATAATCGTAATGTTACTGGATAGCTGCTGAAGGCCAAAGGTGAACGGCGGTCCTATGAACCGCATAGAAGTAAGCGCGGTATCTGTCCACACCAATATCTCACGCTTTGTCTCTACAGCCTGTACAAAGGTAGAACCAGCCCCCAAGCGCAAATCACCTGCGGTGTTGGTGCTTGTCGGATACCACTCAGTAGGGTTCTCTTGGTCAGAGAAGCGAATAAGCAACGGGTCTTGTATCCCGTCACCATCTGTGGCTGAAGAGCTTGTATTTAATCCGTCTGAACCAAAGGCAATTACATGCCTGTCACGGTCAGAAACAAGAATTTGTTTACACAATGTAGGTACACTGGTCTTCGTGCCTGCAATAGATTTTAGCTCCACTGCTCTGGTAGACAGGTTGTTAGTCCTGTCCCAATAATAAATCTTGTCATCACGAGGATTGAGTAGCAAGTCTTCGCCAAAGTTGTCGTGAGACCATAAACGTATCTGCGTTTTCGTAGTCAAACCACCCGATGCTGCTTGCCCCCAACCTGAAAAGTCATCTGCGGGGTCGGCATTACCTAAAGCCAACTGCACAACAGAGCCGTCTGCATGTGTCGTAGCTGTAGTTCCAGAGTGCCCTCTTGTACAACTTGTAAGGTCATTACCAGAAACCCCGCCTACAAGAATAAGCTCTGTGCCTATGAATACAACGTCACCCGCTACAATGCCGCTCGTACTTGTCAGCGTAATAGTGGTATCAGAAGCCGTTAAAGTTGCACCTTCGTTCAGGGTTGTCTGCAAGGCTGTGTTGGTAACACCTGACCATAGACCCGCTCCCCAACCTGTACCGCCAACCGTGGTGTTCAAGCCTACATTGACTTGATATTCGCCCACGGTGTTATTAACCAAGGTAGCAACGTCAAAGCCTAAGACTTGAGGGGAGGAAGTGAGAGCTTGAGGAGAAAAAGCAACAAAACTGGCTATAGGAAAGGCAAAGGTAAAAGAATCGCCCACAGACCAACCACTGCCAGCGGCTGTTATTTCTTTAACAGCGTAGCTGTAATCAAATCTGTATGAATAAAGAACAGGAGGCCCCGGGTTCACAACACTAGTACCCACCACATCCGTTGTGGCTTCTAAAACAACAGTCACAGTTTGACCGCCAGAATTATATGTTTTTGAAATAGTACCTTTTACAACTGTGTCGATATCTAAGACAAGATCGTTGGTTGGACTTGTTCCACCAAGGTCTGTCCCTAGTATTGTTATTGTTCTGGATGCATCGTAACCAGTGCCTCCATTAGTAACTGCATCTACAGTATATCCACCAGCACCATCAGTGGTGATGGTAAATTCTGCATCTACCCCACTGCCACCACTTACCGTACCTGTTACGCCAGTAAAGGTCGCCGCACCAGTAGATGTGCCTGAGTTTACGATTACTGTAGAAACAGGGTTGTTGTTTTCAAAAGGATTCCAAAATTCTGCGGAAAGTTGTGTGCTTGGCCCTAGAACATGTCTTTCAAAGCTAACACCCGCATTTGTTGTGCCAGTTAAAGAAAAAACCCCGTCTGTAGACCCATCAAGAGTGTCGCCACCTATAGACGCTACTGTAATCACCAAATCGTTTGCAGGCGTTAAACCACCTAACTGTGTACCTAATATTGTTATGGTGTCGCTTACTGCGTAATCAACTCCAAGATCAGTAACAGTAACTACATAGGTACCCGAAGAGTTTACTACAGTAAATGTAGCCCCTGTTCCCGAACCACTTGTAGAATCTTGTGTGACCCCTGAATATGTTCCGGCTGTAACAACTGGAGTTCCTGACACTGTGGTTGTGAGTATCCCTGATGTTGTTGCTGTGGCAGAAGTGGTGATTTCATAGTTGTCTGCATCAATAACACGAGAGATTTGATGTTCTTTGTTTAATACCGCAGAGGTAATATTTCCACCAAGACTTTCGGCATTGGAAAAAGTAACATAGTCAAACTGTGCCGCACCGTGTCCTGCATCTGTGACTGTAACCACAGAACTTTTGTGCGTTGCAGAAAAACTAACGGCTCCGTTTGCACTAGTTGTTCTACGCACAGGTGTGATGTCGTTAAGGTTGCCGCCCTCTTCAATGTAGTATTTTAGATGGGAGCCGATGCCTAGATAGTTCGCGCCATCTAGTGCAATCCAGTTATGTAAAGCACGAGCCGTGCCTAGATAGGTGCTACTGGTGTACTTCTCCCACCCACCTATCTTTTCAGGAAAGCCAAACCGAAAGCGTATTTTATCGCAATCACGCCAGCCACCTTCATTAGAATACGAAGTGACTTCTCTGTTTATACCGGGTTTAAATTGTAATTTGGTAAGCGGCATTTTACACCCCTGTCACTGAGCCATTTGTGGCTCCACCTGTTAAGGTGTCTAAAATACTGCTTCTACGGCTGTTACTTGTAGTCAAGCTAGTTGAAAGCCATCCCGGTTGAGAATAAACGGTGGCTCCTGAGTCCATGTCAGTGGCCTTGGCGTTAGAAGCAAACCAAAAGTGACGCTGACCATTAATGACCCTAGAGCCAAAGGCTAAATCTCTAGCATCTCTGCCAAAATAAGTGTAAATAGTGTTTATAACATATGTTGATGTATCGCTAATGTTTAACGCGCCAGAGCCATCTAAAGGAAAAATGGATGAAATATTATATGACCCTGAACCTCTATTACTGTAATCAAGTTCGTTGTATGTCCAGCTTGCAGTGAACGTGTTACCAGAGCGCGTAAGTTTACAGTTAAAGCCAACGCCATAATCACTGTGATAAATGTCAGGGGCTGAAGCGCCGCCAAAACCACCTACAAAATTCATCTGTGCAGAGCCGTTGCCAGAGAAGGTGGAGTTAAACCCTTCACTGGTTGAACCTGTCACAGACCCATTATTTGTAACAGCGACAGTTTGAGAACTTAAATTGTTTATAGCATATGCGCCTGTGGAAGTAATTGTACCGTTATTAGTTATAGTTAGTGTACCCGCCGCACCAGAAGGATATTTAATTGCGTCTGTTCCAACGCTACTAGAAACGGTTATGCTAGCATTTACAACAATTCTTTTTGGGTAGTTAACGGTGTAGTCAGAACCAAATATAGTAGACGCATCTTGGTCTGTGTCATTAGAAGAAAATGTTTTTTGAAAAGCTCTCTCTTGAGAGTGAAAGTTACCCAAGGAAAACGCACCACTTGTCGGCACATTTGCAGATAAATTAACAGCGTTGCTGTTTCCAGCTAACGAGCGTACCAGACTACCACCTCTGTAGTAGTCCGCCATAGATATAGCGGTGTTACTACCAGTATTGTACTCCGTTCTGAGGTCGCCAAAACTGATAGGATTTCCAGATGCTGGTAGAGCCATTAAGGTGTTCCATAAGCCGTAATATTATCAGAGGCGACAACCGCGCCTGTGTTAGATAGTTTAAATACCGTAGTCCCATTATACTTGAACCGAAGATCATTACTCCCTGGAGCAAGTTCAATTTCCCATTTACTAGAACCAAACAAAATTGCGTTTCCGTTTGTATCTAAGTCACCGCCCAACTGCGGAGTTGTGTCGTTCACAAGGTCAGTGGGGGCAGCAAGAGTGCTAGTGAAATCTGATACCTGTGCACCCGCACCTGCGCCATCCGCATAAATAATAGAGGTGTCGCCATTGTTTACAGTTGCTATGCCGCCCGTGCCTTGCCTAAATTCAACTTGCTGACCAGAGTTGTTCTGCACAAAATATAGCTTCTCCTGGTCATTGGGGCTAATGGTAATAAGGGTTGTACCTGTTGGCGCACCGCCTAAAACCAACACTTTATAATGCCCGTCAGAAGGCTGCCCATCGGTGGTGGTCAGGGTGTGGCTAGTTCCCGCAAGTGTTATTGCACCAACACCGCCAGCAACACGGTCAATAATATCAAAGTTTGTATTTACAGTCGCACCCCAAGCACCCGCCTGTTCACCTGAACCGGGCTTTTGTATGCCTGAGTTTGAAGTATATGTACTTGCCATTTAGACCACCTTCTCAATCCACTGCTCTATTGTACCACCAGCGTTGATTTGTGTCCATGTATCACCGCTATGTGTAATAGGCGTCCAGTTTTCTACGCCGCCTGTTGCCGCGTTTATATTTACCCAAAGCAGTTCGCCAAAAGTGCTCTGTACGAATAGATGTACCATATCAGATTCTGCTGGAACAATTAAGCCACCAAGACTAGATTGGTCAAACTGCGAAATCTGCGTTGAGTTACCACTAAAGATAACACTAAGTATGGTATCCCCCTGCTCGAAGCTGGCATCCATTTCTGCCGCACCACCCGCTAATTTATTAGCTAGTGCAGACTGTATGGTCGTGAAGTCCTGCTCTGATACACCACCTAGAACCGCTACGCCGTCAGAGACTTGTGTGAAACTGAAGTCCTGGTTTGACGCACCCTTTAGTATGGCTTGCGGTGTTGTTGTCTGTGTGGTGTTGATTACCTGTGCAGATATCCCCGTAGCAAAGCGGGTAAGGTCAGAGCTTAGTACAAAGTCCGTGGAGCTTTCAACAAGACCCACGAGAATGCCAACACCAACCGAGGTCTTAGTAGCAATGGCGGACATTTCTGCCCCGCCATCCGCCACCAATGTAGCGGTGTTTACTGCCTGAAAGTTTGCATCAGACGTAGACGTGCCGAACGCAATGATACCGTGCGCCGCTATAGCTCTTTCAGATAATGCAAACTCACCGAACATTAGCCAGCAATCTCCATTAAAACAAACGCGCTTCCTGATGCTATGCTATCGCTCCCTGAATCGTTTTCAGCGCGATTCCATGCCATAAACTCATTATTGCTAGAAGCCAATTTAGGAGTTCCTCTATTCCCGGAACTAACAGTCCCTTGGATACCCCCACCTTTAATAGAGTAGGTGATTGCAGATGTTGTTGCGGGGTTATCAAGATACTGAAAACTAATTGCATTAGGGCTGTAAGCATTGTCACTATATTGCCCTGTCCCCAAAAACCCAACAGCATTCATTGTTGTGTCTGTGCTATTTCCAATAACTGTAGAATCTCTTAAAAGCCAGAAGCAAACGTCATTGTTGTTACCAAAATGAAACATCCCATAAAACATTACTAAGATTTTACTGGACGTTGAAGAAGGGGTTATTGTAGCGGTAGCGGGGCAAGCAATAGCGTCGCCATTGGCTGAAGTTGTAGTCTTCGACTGAGTATCAGACCAACCTTGGACAACCTGCAACACCGTACCACTAGACAGCTTAGAAGACGGCACTGTGGTGCTTGTTCCCATTAAGTCAGCAAGTGTTCTAGCATTACTCATAGCTTACTCCGGCTTTACAGGCCACACTACATCGTCCAGTGAGGTGTATGTGTTAGTGATGTCTCGCAGTGCCTGACGATAGGCAGTACGTTCTGC